TTTTGATTTAAAGAATTATTGATTGGTAAACTGTTTTGCACATACGAACCAAACATTGTTATTTTAATTTCAGATCCTGCAGGTATTTTTATCTGATTGTCACCCATAGTACTATACGCCGAAGCATAAGAAGCCATCTTCTGAATTCCCAAGACTAATTTATCTTCTGGCTGCAACAAATAAACAGAACCAGTATTCGCTATAACACTTTTAATTGTAGAATTTATGTATGGTACAACTGCAATTCCCAAAGCACTGTGAGCAGATCCGGCTGGTATTACTTGATTGACTGTACTTTCTATTGCGCCAACTCCTGAAATCGAAGCTCCTAACATTCTAGAAGAATTTAATTCTGTAATGTTAGTTGGGCCTCCTTTCCAGCGATGAATATTAAGTGCTCCACGATATACACTAGAGGGAGAACCATGACCAGTACCTAGCCTTCCACCCTCTTTTCGATATCCGTTAAAGTTAGTTTTATAAATTACTTTTGGAGATGTTAACACTTTAATAGCAGTTGTTGTTTCCGAAGGAGGGCTACCTGAACGGCTATATGGATTATGAATGTTAAAATTTGTTTTTTCGTCAATAAGATTATACACGTTTGTTATCGAATTACTAACAGAAGCAAAACTTGCACTCAAATGGCCGTCATCAGATCTAAGCTTTGCTATCATGGCGTGACCATGAGCAATTACCTCTCTATTTGTGTCACCGGATATTGATTGCGTTAGTATACTAGATTTGTCCAATATTGGATCTTTGTCTTGAAACTCTATTTCATACACATTGGAAACTTTTGAAGGATACTGGCGCATTAAAAAAGCATGCAGATAATGCGGAATCGCTTCTGGAATTGATACTGGGTATGTTTTTACAACTTCATTCCCTCCACCATCTTTGTAAGCTTGCGTAAAACTTAGATCGCTGTTCGTCCCGGGTTTAACGAATGTAACAGCAGAAAAATCAAAGACTACTTTTTCCAAAAGAAATGGTTGTGATATATAATCTGACATATTGATTGAAGAAGTTGCGGGAGCGTTATATCTAGAATCGTCTGGGAATCCATAATTACTAATTGGATTTGTTAAGTTTCTGTAATAAGAATCCGAATATTTGTGAAGATGATGATATTGAAACCATGTCATGCCTGAAGAACTTGGTTGACCATAATCAACTGTGTCATGACTTCCGGAGAATAATAGAGATGTTGCTGTAAATGCTAAACAAGATCCAGTTAAGTTTCCTTGAAAATTCTGTATTGCTTGTTCGTCATAAGCTCCACCATGAACATAAAATCCAGGTTTAAGATAGAATTGTGATTGTGTATTGTCCCAATATGCCATGAAATTAACATGTGTAGTATCATCACTATTTCCATAGTCTAATTCGTCATTATTCCCAATAACACATTCACTTTTATTAGCTAACTCTATAACAATTACTTCTTTACTTCTCAACGAACCGCTAAACCCGGGTAGAACTGAATCTAAAGTTCCAGTTTGATAAAATGCAGATCCTGTTTCTATGTATATTTTACTTTCAATAAATGGTGGTATAGCTGGTTGATCATCTCTTTTATAAAAAGCGTCATATGATGAGAAATTTGCAGCAGAAGCCGCAGTAGACAAATCACCTGNATAATAAGATGACGTTATTGTTCCTAACAAAGAAGATTCTANTGGCAACATTGTTGGGTATGAAACAGAAGAATTGGGNGCTGGATCTGATGCTTTCGAATCATCGAAAAATATAGAATGATTTCCCAATCTACCATCTGTACTATTTCGAGCAATTGTTGGGTGGGGATCTCTATTATCTAAATCCCGAAGAAGTAATCTGGTACTAGAATTCAAAAATCCAGATGTTAATATTCTAACACCTGAAAAACTAGCTTCATATAAAGATTTTGCTTGAGCTTCTGAAACAGTTCCAGNAATAGAAAACATTACTAAATCAGCCAAAGATCCATCAATATATTTCTTTGATTCTCCGCTATTAAAATCTTCAGCATAACCATATCCAACGTCAATCCCTATATTCGCCGAGTTGTATGTTGGGTTTAAACCCGTTGTTCCATTCTGTGTAGCTACTTTTTGGCCGTTATAATACATTGAAACTGACGTTTGATAATTACCAACAGCGCCATGCCCTGCAACTACTATTGTGAAATGATGCCATTTTTCTTTCGAAAAAGATCCAGCAACAGTACGTACGTCTAAAATTTGACAGCTAGTGTCTGTTGCATTAGAGGGAATTGCTTCTGATAAACGTATATTTAAACGGCCAGAAGTATCGATAAAAACGCTGTAACCATCTTGTGCTCCTGAAGTAAGCCCATTAGACAAAATCGGTTGTCCAGTGTTATTCAAATTGGGATCTACATCCAAATATACCCATCCGCTGAAAACTATAGTCGTCCCAGATGCCATAGTGTAACTAGTTGCTGTTGTATAATATTTGTTATTAAAATTAAGCGATTTAAATGGGTACCTTACTTTCGGACCATTCTGATTTGTAAAAGTCCCAGTACCCGTCGATGATAAACTGACGCTAACCTTTGCGCGATCAACAAATTCATCTGCAGATGCTCGTAGCCAAAATTTTATATAATCTTGGTAATTCCAAACAGTACCATTATTCGCACGATATTGTTTATTGTAATTAACAGGTGCGATGACCTTACTATAAATTGGCATAAATTACCTCAACATGTCTCTATAAACTATACTTCCAAACCTTTCTTTTGCCGGAGCAGTAAAACCTACTGCCATATCAATGTATAAAAATGGCAAATTTCCTTCATCTAAAGTTGCATCCATTTTCATTAATTGATTTTCCATTTCTTCATCAACGAATATATTGTCATAAGAATTTTTATCTAAGTATGCATCTAAATGAAAATTCGTTTCAGTTACATAATCAGCTGTGTCTAATTGCTTAACCCCTGAAACACGACTTCCTCCGATGTCTTCAAACCAACCACCTGAAGGTCTTGTCATGTCAGATATAGGAAACATATGCTGGATTAATCCGGATTGCATGACGTCACCTGAAACACCATTACCTTCGTTGTTTTCTAGAGTTTCCTTTCCGTATAACTTTAATCTAATATTGAAAGGCTCAATAACTCCATTATATATCATATCACTAGTGTATGATGTACTTTTTGACACTTCAGGAAACATTCCTAAAGGACCATTTTCTTTAACATATGTTATTGCGTCAAACTTCTGCAATTCTACGAATGGAGTGTTATCTAAATAATCTTTTTCAGTTCCATACGTTATTAAGTTAATACAATAATCTGGAACTATCTTTATTCCACCATCTGGAAATGTTATACGTGCTTTGGGAGGAGATCCAGATGCCTTCGAAAACCTTTTACTAGTAGAACCATCATAACCATATTCGTTATTGTCCAATATATAATGATCTCCCCACTTGGTGTTTTCTATAAACACTGCTTGTTCGTCGAGAAGAGTTATGTGTGTAGTATCTGTAATTAAAGTATCTTTCCAATACCAATTTGTAACACCAGTAATTGTCGTTGTGAAATAACTGGCTTTACGCATTGTATCTTTATCTAGGTAATAATCTGTTAATCTTGAATCTTCTGACGCATATACAACTCTTTTCCTACTCCCAGAGTCTATCCTACTTTCGACGATAACTTTATATCGATTTTCCCCTGAAAAGACTGGCAATAAACCTCTACTTTGATTAACGCTTCTTATTTCTATCCCTTGTTGATACGCATCTCCACCTAACATTCCATTTTTTGCAGATCTTCTATGACTTCTACCGGACTTTCTTCTACTTCCTTCGCCATAAAACGTGCGCAGAGTTGTGGGATCTGTTGCCATTATATAATCTCCTTCCTAATTGAGCCTTCTAATATAGGTTCTATTCGAGCAGCAAGTCTATCTTTTAGATCAATATGTACATCAGCTTGTTGATATTGTAACTTATGTCTTTCTAACATGTGAGATTCAATTACGAAATTGACTCCTAGAAACTCCGTGTTTTGAGGTATTAATTCAGATATCATTTGACCAAAGTTTGTATCGAACCATTTGAAAAACTCAAAATATTTTTTGAAAACTACTTTATCTGTTAATCGATTAAAATATTTGTCTGCTATTTTATCTAGATCCGGATAATTTACAGCAAAAAGATTTTCCGGTGCACCGACAGCATCATTCATAAATAACATGTCTGATAAAACGTTGACTATATCTTCGTTTAATGCAGAGACAACTGAGGCTTCTAAAGAAAATCTTTTATCGTCTGGAGATATCTCTCTCGGATCGAGTTTTGTCATCCTTCCATGATACGTTTTATTTCTTTCTGCTAGATCTTTATTCATGTATGATCTTACTCTAACTTTATTAGTAATGTTAGGATTATCCCAATTTGGATCTAGAATAGAATAATTTTCGAAGGATTCTTGTATTATCGCACTAGATGTTGGAGCTCCTCTTACATTGATATTATATCCGTTTTGAGATAAATCACTGATTTCCAACTTACCAGCTGAATCTGAAGAAGTAATTTCATTTATAAAATCTGTTTGAAATCTTAACCGGTTCCAAGAACCACTCGTTATTTCTAAACGCTCTTTTTGTTGGTACGAATCAAATACACTTTTCCCTAACATACCTAATTTGTCAAAACTTAGATGAGCGAATGGACTATTTACATAACTATTATCAGCCCCAATTGAATTTGGGTTAAGAGCATGTTCTTTAGATTCAATGTCAGATAAAGCTTTAGACCATATGCGAATTCCGGCGACTTTTCCATGAATGTCTGTAACTCCATAATTCGTAGCGTTATTAGGGTGTTGCAAATAACTAGCAGAATATGAACTTGAACCAATAGACATAAATGGTTTTGGTGCTGAGCGCTTATCAGTTATAGGAGCAGAACCGGGAACATCAGTGTATACATAATCTCTTAGCGGATGACTTGCGGTTAAATTATAATAGCTGCTAGTAACATGATAATCATATATGTTTTCCCCAACAGCTCTGATAACTTTTAATTCTAACTTTGCGAGTGGAGGTTCGTAATGATTGTTAACGTTAATATACCATTTTGTACCATCGAACAAATTAACATCTTTAAGTGATATATCAACTATTGGAGATGCTGTAGCATCGTGACTAGCTAAAACAGCTCGCACTGAATAATCTGATTTTTCATAACTTGAACCAGATAATGCCATTATATTTAATAAAGAATAAGGGTTCCCAGATGAAGCAGAAGCATCCAATCTAACTAGACTTTGGGTAATATACTTGCTTCTTTCGTTTAGCATATAATGACCTTCTATGGCCCATGAAGCGCTGGTTATTGGATATTGTTTTGGATAAGTTTCTATAGCAAAAAAACTATTATTTCTTATCTCTATTTTTGGTATTGATCCCGTACCGGCATTCGGATATCCAGGTGCCCATCGATAAGCTAATAAGTTTGACGAAGATAAAAACATCGATGATGTTGAAAATTCTAATACGTTTATTGGCTTCCTTTTTTCTATTCTGCGATTTTCAACTATTAAATTTGGAGAATTTCCAAATTCCCTTAATCTAAAATTCGAATTTGCGTTGATTCCAAAACTATTAAGAAACATTCGGATTCCGGAGATTGTTCCTTTCTCCCTTTGTATATGAGGAATTTCACAAATAAAGCGTCTCCACAAAGTGAAAAGTATTTGTTTTAAATTGACTGGTGAATAGTGCTTATCTTCGGTTAAGTCAACACCATGATGGAATTGCGCCGGAGATGCGTCAGAGAATATATTTGGAAGTTCATACCCGAATTGTCGTGCAACTGTTTGAATTGCTTGTATTGGAATTCCATTGACATCTGTATATTGTAGATTGTATATGTTTCCAAAAGAGTCGATATGCATTTTTAGATCGTCAAAAAACGCAGACCACATAAAAAGAAAGTGAGCGAATATTTGATTTGAAGGCATTTCCCCTGAACCTGGAAAGTTCAACGAAGAAGTATATTCAGGTAATATTGATGGGTTAATTGGTTGTATTTGATCAAATTCCAAGTAATGTTTGGGAACTAAATTAATAATATAATTCGGGTTGTTTGCGTCATAGTTACTAGCAGAACCCAACAATATAATGTTCTTGGCTGTTAAATCCGGATGATCAGGAAACAATACAGGATTTAAATTTGGATCTTCATATGTAACTGGGAGAGAGTTCTCTACACGTCTATGCATGGCGCTATAGTTTGTTATTTGTCCGTGTAATCCTTTACCAGATGAATCTAAAACAATGGAACTATTTGTATATGATCCAGTTGGCTCGTTAAATTTGAGATATAATCCTAAATTGTCTTTGTTTTTAGCGGATTTGTTCAATGATGAAGATATATTCGGGATTGTTTTAGCTTTAACCCAAAATCTAAATTCGTCAAGTGAACCGGTCAACAATTGCGATGGTGTTAAACATGAGCTTCTTTCATCTAAATGACTGGAACCTGTTCCTACATAAATAGAAGCTGTCAAAAAGTCTAAATTATTAAACTCGAGTTTATTTTCAGAAGTGTCGACTACACTCCCATTCACTAAAAAATAAAGATTGTCTGTTTTACCCTTGTCATATACTGTAGATATATGAGAAAATTCCCCTTTAGGTATTGATCCAGAAACGTGTAACGAAGTAAAGTCAGAAGCTGAGCCCGAAGTGATAAGTGAATGAATTACAACATCATCAGCAGAGGATAAACTTCTAGAAACTGCCAACGTAATACCATTGTAACCTGATGTATCAAGTTTTTGAAATATAATTTGATTTCCATTAGTGACGCCATCTTTTGTTGGCGGTCTAAAAAAACATTCGATAGTATAACCAGATTGTATTGACCCAGTTCCTATTATGTTATCATACGACTTTGACTTGGCCAACGTTGGAAATAAGTAACCTTCCATATCTGTTATGGTTATATAATTTGTGCTTTCAAAATTTAAATATCCCAAATATTTTGGTAGAGTTTGATATACGTAATTTTCCCATCCTGTGAGAGAGTCTAAAAACACTCTTGTTTCGACGTCGTCTCCGTCGTAAGGAAAATGATTAATCAATCTTTGATAAGCTGCATTAACTTTTACTTCTGCCGAATGAAAGAAAGTATGAGATGCAAAATTAGTCCAATCTACATTTAATTGCTGTGTCGACTTAACACCTACACCAGGAGGATCGAAACGCCATTGTTCAGACATTTTATCAACTGGATAATCTTGATTTAAATCGTTCCTTACTAATCGTTTAGAAGCTCTATTCGAACTTATACTGACATTATTGGATGAAAATAAATTTGCATCTGACATTATTTTTCTACCCTAAATGAACTGTTTGTTTCATGTATTGTTTCATTATTGCCTAGAACAACCAATATATCGAAAGTATACAACCTTCCCAACGCCAACGATCTTGTGGAAAAGTCGAAATACATTCCATCTTTATCAGACGATAATCTAGTTGCGTTGTTTGTTTTTGTAAATGGAACAACTATTTTTCCAGTATTAAGATCTCTAATCCTATAATAACACTCAGGAAATAGAAGCGACTTAATTTTATAACTAGTTCGAACCGGTTTTGGTGACAATGTAGTATCTCTAACAAATATTCTGATTTGTTTTATTTCGTTAGGCTTATAAACGCTTTGTAGATTTGTCACTGTTATTCGGTGATTTACATTTGTTGATTGCGTATATCTCGCATCCTTAACTACTTTAAAAGACCCAGAATAATACGTAACTTTTTGATTCGAATCCATCCATCGTTCATTGATCAACATAGATCCAGTGTATGCAACATGTTCTGCAAAAGTAGATGACGAATAAACAACATCAGTACTGAATTCGTCTAATGCGAATGAGGCGGTATATATTCCATCAAGATATTTCTCCGCAGGAGAATATTGTCCGCCCGACGAAGTCATTGCGAAAGATCCGGTGTGAAGTATTACTTTCAACTTATCATCACCTTTCAACTCTGTTGCATTGGATCCGGATATTAAGTTTGCTGGGTATCCAAAAGAATGATTTGTAAGAAACAAACTTCCTGTTCTGTTGAATAACATCGAATGTCTTTTGTCGACTTTTGAATTGTCGTATGTTGCTATTAACGACGGTCGCAAATTATGATCTCTTACATGTCGAGAGCCAAATCTTTTAACAAATCTGGTTTTCGAGTCTGTTTCTTCTGAACCAGAGAATGCTATTAGAAATCCATGATCAGGCACAAAACCAGCCATTGTTGCTGAAACAATGGTTGTGATGTTAACGTGTAAGTCTTCATGACCTTTTTCGAAATATTGGGTGCTGTACAATGTTTTAACAGCACCGCCAATTGTTCCAGATCCAATAACGTCAATATCAGATGCATTCAAATATCCTTCGGCTCGTGCACCTGCTGTATTCCATAAAACATCAGCACTATTCGAATAACTTGACGTATACCAATTCGAACGATCTAGATCATTGAAGGAATATATATCTTTTCCTCTTCCTTCATCAAAACTAGAAGACAGAGGATAAATAATTACATTGAACTTTTCAGGTGCTATCAAAGAACCATTGATGTCTTTTAGATTTAAATAATAAGATACTCCGTCTAAATCAGCATAAGGTCTTATCGATCTAGAAATTTCTGGAATGTTGAATTTTATCAATAATCTCGAGATTTCTGTGGGAGCATCGAAAGATCCAGTCCATCCGGAGAAACTAGTTTCATCATAAATCTTATACAAATCCAACGTAGAAGCTTGACCTACATTGGCGTCCGAAGCAGAAACCGAAGTAGATATTATTTTGTTAGTAATGTAATTGTCGGCTGAAGCTGTGAATAATAAATACATTATATAGTTACCTCAATATCGAAATTAGGATATTTTAATTCAAATATACTGTTTTGCGGGATATTATATATCCCATTTTGCTTATTAGCTGCAAAGTTATATATGTCAGACGAATAAATCCGACTGTTTGATTCTCCAAACACATTAACTAATTTAATAGAACCAATCGCCAAGATCCCCGGGGTGTTGACAATAACATTCATAATTTCTGATTCAATAATAGGTTGCCCTAACTCAAATTGTGAAGTAACTGCATAATCTTTTATTCGTAAAATTAATTCGTTCGCAATGTCTTTCGAATTTAATCCTGGCATTATTGATATCGATGTTGATATTTTAAAGTTGATAATTTCAGCATCTAAAATATCATAAGCATCCGATATCAATCTAAACTCGTTCAAGTATGTACTCAAGTTTCTCTTAAGCGTGTCAGGAGATTGTGATAATTTCCCTCTTTTATCGCGAGATATAATGTGTATTGTACTAGCTAACGGATTATTCGGGTTATTAACAATACTCGCTTTGTATACTCTCCCAAATTCCGCTGGCAAAGTATATAATCTGGCGAATAAATCATCTCTTGTTACAACTCTATTTTGCATATTCCTAGCTGCCGGGATTAAACTCCGCAGTTCTTCCATCGTAGGAGCATTTGCTCCGCCTAATGCTGCATTAATGTTTTTTGCAGACAAAGAGTTAACTACAACTTCCCTATTAACAATGCTACATGCAGGATTAAATTTTATGTCCAAAGAAGAAATACCCGATATTGAATCTGCATCGATATTATGTGAAGCCCCTCCACCGTAACGATATACAACTGTAATTTTAGTATTTTTGGGATATATTCCCAACGTTTTAGATTGTAATATTTGTGCAGGATCTATACTAAATTTAGATATCGTCTTTTTCCCATATAATGAAAGAGCCATAGATGAAACGTCGGTTATTATATCATCGTTCATTGATTCAGGAGATCCTGCGCCAAACTGTATTTTCGTTGTTCTAGTATTGATTGATGTATTCTTTATAAACCTTCTATCTGCTGATTTGACAGTTAAATTATACTTCACACCATCTTTTGGGAAGTTACTGTTGTTTATAGCAGCAAAAACTGTGTCTTGACTAAGAGATTCAACTTCGTAATATTCGTTGCTAGAAGAATCATAAACTTTATCGATTGAAGAAATATCTGCTTTAGATAATAACAATTCTCTATAGGGTGCATTCGAATTCGGTATAACAAAAGATTCTGTATTGGTTTTTCCGGAAATACATAATCCCTCTCTATACACAATATAGTAGCTAGGAGTAACGTTAGTCGTTTTCCCTTCCACAGTAATGCTAATCAGATTTCCATCAGTGTCTTTTTCTGCAAAGTCTAAGTTTTCTATTAACTCGAAATCAATTCCGGAACGAGAAGAAACTATAGTTCCTTTCTTTATAATCGGCATTGAGGTCGTGTCTGCAACATATTGACCATTCTTTAATGCAGATGGTATCCTAGCATAAAATCTAATATACACTACAGCTGGAGCATTTCCGGTGACTTGAACACCAGCATTCTTCATGTGCTGTTCTAAATTACTAGTCTCAATTGCTGTTTCATAATTTAACTCATTAAATTGATGATCCATATAATATGATAATGAATCTCCAACGTAAGCAGCCATCTCGAGAAACAAACCCCCTAAAGAAGCTTCTGAAAAATCTTTTATGTTGTTTGGAAAATATATCTTTGCATGATTCAATAATTCATTACGAAAACTTAGAAAATCCTTAGCTAAATATTTTCTTTGGTTATTATTAGCCATGTCTTTAAACTCCCATTGGTAATATTAATTGCAATCCTGTAACATTACCGTTAACTTGTGGAATCGAATAAGTTATTCGTACTAGAAGCTGCCCTCCTGGACCTGTTTCACACGAATCTCTATCAATTTTATCCGACCTAATTTCTGATGTCTTAAAATCTAGCAAGTTTATAAACGGCATAAATTTACTTACCGCATCTTGTACTTTGGACATTATTTCTAATGTTGCTTCTTCTTTGTTTGAAACACTATATTGGGTTTTACGTAAATCAGCCCCAAATACCGGATTACCTAGTCTTTCTCCCTTATTCGTAAGCAACAAATTTCTGAAATTATCCTTTATCTGGTTTTCTAAATCATAATGCATTTCGAAAAGCCCAGAATTCTTAAGACTTAACGGCGTCTTAATTCCTATAGGCAAAGGCTGATGAGGTGTTACATTATTTCTGTCTCTATACTCTTTTAATTTTTCGCCTACAGAACTAAAAGATATAGTTGTATCAATACTTCTATTTTTCCGCGCCATTTTTAATACTCCTGAATGATAATTATCACACCATTAAATTTGTCGCTTAAATAATTGGAGATGCGACTATAGGAGCAACTAAACCCGCTGGATTTGTTGCAACACCGTTTACTAAAGAAGCCATAAAACCAACATGTATCAAAGCCGAAAGTATACTTGCAATCTCTTCATTTTTTGCTCCCCCTAGACCCGCTATAATGACTGGAGAGAAATATCCCGGTGTTAAAAAAGCCACTGGAGTTGCAACAACAACTGCTGCATATGTGAGAGTGTTCCAAATAGTTAGTGTTGGAATAAAAGATGCAATTCCCAATTGTAATCCTACAAAAAATGGATCTTCCAATTTAAATCCATTTAAAAGAGCTGGTTCTAAAATACTTTGACCTGCTTTAACTAATACGGGATTTATTTTAAACATAGAACCGATCGGAGAAGGATCTGTTAGACCCGACCAAGAAGCAATCCCCGGGGCTGTTCCTATAAATTCTGCAGTGGCTGCGTATTCTACTATAAGTTGAGCCCAATTAGCAGCGGCATCTTCTACTGTGTCAGGAGGGAAGCTAAGTATATTTAGAATAAAATTTTCTAATAACTTTTTATCTAAAGCCATTACTTGGTTTTCCCAATCTTTGAAAGTGTCTTATCCAAATTACCTTTTGCCGTTCCTGTTCCTGCATCATTTCCTATTATAACAGGTGGTCCAGAAGGACCAACACCAGTTGGATGGGTATGAGTATCAAAGTTATTAGATAACCATAATTTCAAATCGTCGAAAAACATAGTTAGCAGATCTTTTAGTTGTGTTCCTAAAACAATGGGTTCAATAGCATCAGCACCTAAAAATATCTGATTACCTTCTCCGTTATTACTGCTTTCTCTCCCGGAACCTATGATGATGCTAGAACCATCTATCATTACTATTCCATCTGGTTGCATTGCAATGATAGATGAACCATTACCATCTAATGTTGAGTGTCCTGAATCATCTCTAGTGCCTTCTTTTATAATTTTTATTGAACCATTGATTCTAGATACGTTTTCACTCGAATTTGGAAAATGTGCTGTAATATTATCGCTTTCATGATCTAAATACCTGGAAATTATGCGTATTTCATCTGATTTCGCAACAATACTAGCAACTGTGATAGATGATTCTAGAATTGATACTGCATTTTGTATTTCGTTATTATCGATAAAAGGGATTTTAGGATATAAAGGTGTTAGAGAGAATCTTTTGTCTGGTAATGTGTTGGATGCTATATATAGTCGGCTTGAATCATAAGCAAAATCCGGATCTCCTTCTAAAAGATTTTTTTGTTTTTTACTTATATCTCCAGCATCGTTAACAAACAAAGTTTTGTCGTTTTCGAAATTCTCGAGAGAATTTTCTATTATATAAGTTCCAGTTCTATCTGGAACTGATTGAATTCCAACCGGCGTAAGTTTAGTTACTTTGTCGTTGTTTAAAAGATATCTTCCTCTTCCAGATACGATGTCAATAGCTCCAGAGTATTTTTCTTTTTCATCCCATGCAGAAGATTTTTCTAATGTTAATAAATCGTCGTTAATTGAATAACCTCTATCAGTACCTAAGCTTATAAGAGTGTTATTAGACCCTTGTAATACAAAATCTCCGGGACTTTTAGTATATCTAGGAACTATTTCTTCATTGTGAATAGCTGTTTTACGACTTGTTATATACTGTTCATATACCGGTTTATCGCTACCGTCCTCTTCATCAAGGAATGTTTCGATGTTTGGCGAAGGTATCGTAGGAATGGTGTTGTCTACCCTGTCTGCTTCTTCATCCGTTTCTAGAAATCTAGCGTGACCAAACCTTGAATCATATGTAATATTAACATCTTCTATAGTGGATATACTTATCTTTCGACACAACCAATAATATCTAGACCCAACGGTAATAATCCATGCAACCTCACCAACTTTTAATGGCATATTAAGATGAGATGGGAACATTGGAAATGCTATGTTAACTTCTTTTTCTCTTTGATCATTTAGAATTCGGAAAACAATAGAATTCGCAGGTATTGTCCCAAACTCACTATCATCAACTTCATCAGATATCAGACTTTGTTGTTTCATGTAAATTGGATCAAACAATATCTCTTGTACCAAACCTTCTAAAAACAAACTCGAGGAATTGTCATCGTTATTCTTGTACAATTTTAACTACCTTGGATTTCATTAAATAAATCATCTGGGTTGATTTTAGAAGATTTTTCTTCTTCTTTCGCTATTAACTCAGCCAATTTAATTAATTGATCGTTAGATTTGTTCATTCGTTCAATATATTTTGACATTTGAGCGCCCAATTGCATGTGTGATGCAGGCCCTTGTCCCATCGAAGTATATGCATCTGTAAATAACATATACGCATTCATTCTATCAATAAACGCGTTTTCATATATTTCTTTCCAAAGTTGTTTCTTCTTACCTTCAATATTAACAATTGANTCTAAAAGATCTTCAAANCCTTTGACTTTTTCTTTAATATCGTCAAACTCTAGTACTACTTTTTTATTAGACACGTTGATTCCCCCATTTAAAAAATATCGAATTTTTTATTAGGACCGCATAATTCTCTATAATTTCTTCGAATTGTTGACATGCAAACTGATAGTTGTTTTGAGTTAAGCCCAGAAATATTTCGAACATATACAAAAACGGCCCGTTTGTTTAAATAGTCTAAACT